TCTACTGAATCAGCTATATCTTTATATGTTTTAGCTTCTTTCTGTAAGTTTTTATTTCTCTTATCAGATTTTTCAGCTAAATCATCAAAAGTTTTTCCGATTGACTCGGATAACTTTTTTATCTCGGTTAATTCTTTTTTACTAGCCACTACTTACTCCTTAAAATTATTTAGAAAAATCGTTAAGCCACTTTGGTACTTTTTGACCTTTCCTTTTCATATCTTTTACATGCTTTCTTAAATCATCTAATTCTTTATCAGCTTTTACTAAAGCTTGTTTTATAGATGGGTCATTGATTAAACCTTTCTTCAATCTTCTTTTGAAGATATTCATTAACCAACTTTCAGCAAGATTATGCTTTTGTTTTATTTCGGAAAATAGTTTTTTTTCTTCGTTTGTAATTTTCATATGATTCTCCTATTTATACTACTATAAATATAGAGTAAAAAAAAAGTGAGGAACTATTTCCTCACTCTTATATTTGGCCCTTTAGGGCTACCTTTTTTTTGATTTTTTTTCATACTATCACTTTCTTTCTTTTTTGCATCACCCAATTGTCTGTAATGAAAGTTTCTAATATGGATAGGCATTTGATATACATCACTAAAAATGTATCCATTACCATAATAACATAACTCAAAAATTTGTTGATGTAATATTTTTGAGTAATTAGTTGGAAGGCCAAAAAAACCCCACGCCCATTGGTATGGGCCTCACCTCCGTGTCTCCTGTTATAGAGTTTTCAAATTCGAATTCCATGTTTACATCAGGTTGGATTTCGTTTATATAATCTCTAAACTTTTTGGTATCTCTTGTAAGAAACCTATTATTTATGAATTTAGTAATTGTTGATACATTATTATCACCATCAACTGATTTAATTAAATATCTATATCTTGTAGTCAATTCAGATGAAACTGCATCTTTACCTTTATTTAACCTTTGTAAGGCCTTAACATCAGATTCAATCTTTTTTTCATTACCATGTGTTAAAAATGAAAATTCTAATTCAACACCATCAGTAGTGGTAAATTTATACAAATTCTCAGAATTAAGTTTTGAAAAATCAACTTCTTTTGTTTGTACTTTTGATAAATCAATAGTTACTTGTTCAGTTTCACCATAATCAGAAGCAACCTCTACAATATATTCAGGTCCGTAACCTAATATACGAGCGGCTAACATTATAGCATTTTTATCCCCTATAAGAATGTCATCTATATTTACATCCTTATCTACTATAATTGCTTCGAATAACTTATCAAGTACCACCCCCTTTCGTATCAGATTCTGCGAAGCAAGAATTTCTTCTTCTTTTGCAGTCATATATTTTATCTCAACTGTTCCTTTAGATAGGGGATTATCTGCTGGATAGCATTTACCTTGTGATGGGAGTGTTATCACTTCGGTAGGAAAATCGTAATTTGCCATAAACTTTAATTTTAATTGTTTTATATAAATATATACTTTTTAAAAAGTTGGAATATGGGCATAAAAAAAGTTCTCACTAAGAGAACTTTTTCTTTATAAAAATATGTGGAGTTGTATTAGTATTCTAAAACTGCGTAATCATAAGATAGTGTTAAAGTAATTTCGACAGGGTCAGTAGCATTTGCCCAATCTAAATCATTGAACACTGCGTTATTGATAAATGCACCTTTTAGAGTCCATTGTTCAATTTTATCACCAACAGGCCCTAGTAGATAACAATTGATATCTTTTTTATAGAAATCTGAATATCCATCTCTACCTGTTAAAGATTCATGTGATAATCTTACCCATTCCATTACTGCTTGTGCTCCACTTGGAACAATTGGGTCATATAGAGTAATCTCTACATCTTGCCATTCACCTTTTCCTTTAAGTTTTCTCTTAACATTAATGTGGTCAAGAACAACAGTTTCAAACTGAATTGAAGGTCTGTTAGCTGTTTTTATAAGATATGAAGGAATACCATCGATTTCCATGATGAATCTATTCTTCATCTTCGGTTCGAAGTTGGTATAAAACATATCGTTAAATTCTAATACTTCTGCCATTTTTTTTTCTCCTATTTTTTACTATTATAAATATAGTTCTTTTTTATTTTTATTAAATTATGCTGAGAATGATGCTCCTGTCGGAAGTATGTTGAAATCTAACACGATGAATTCAGCAGTTTTTGTTGGTTGTAAATAAATCTGTCCAGCCAATATATTTCTGTCGATTACATCAGGAGTGTTGTTTGATTCATCCATCACTACTCTAAATGCATATAAACCTTGTCTTTGTTGTATTCCTTCTAAATAAGGATTCACAGTATTTAAGAATCTACCTCTTGTTTGAGAAGTATTTTGTTCAAATACTAAGTATCTTGAAGTAGAAGCGATATACTTCTTAACTTTAATCATTAATCTTCTTACATTGATTCTATCCAATGCCGAAGCTTTATCTTGTAAAGTTTTTTGTCCAAATGCTACGATTCCTTCACCAGGAAACTGAGCGATTGGGTTAATCTTCCCTTCATATAGTGTATCTCTTTCTGAGTGAGTTAATCTGTTTAATACAGATACCGCACCTACGATACCACCTCTATTTAATCCAGCTGGTGCAAACCATTCAGCAGCAACTGCATCATTTCCTGCATATATTCCAGGCATCAATACTGATGGTGGTACTGCAGTTAGTTTATTAGTTCTACTATCAATTGTTTTAACCCATGGGTAGTAAGTACCTACATAGTTAGAATCTACATTAGAACCTTGTGTAACTGCATCTGCGATAGTATCATTACCATCTGTTACATCACCAATGAAGAAAGCATCTTCTCTAGCTTCTACCATATCAGTTACTTTATCAAACACATAAGAGTGTAATCTTCTTACAACACCTGGTGCAGATACTAAGTTTATATCAAAATCATCAGGATTTGATACTGAGTTGATTGCTTTTACATAAGCAACTGAACCACTTGCTGTTGAAGTTGATAAATTAAATCCTTGTGAGTTACCAGCACCCCAATCAGAATCACCATATGTAGCTTTTTTGATTGTTGGAGATACACCATCAAATCCTTCTTGGAATCCAACGATAAATTGTCTCTTATTAATAGTTGAAGCTGTATCAGATGTTGATAATGAGTACCCAAAGTTTTTAGTTGTAACAACACCAGCTACAATTGCTGTAATATTAGCATCAAATGAGAATGCTGTATTTCCACCTTGTGTTGCACTTGTTGGTATTGGTGCCAAGTAATTAGCGTTATCAATTTTAACAGTTGCTGTTTCTAAATCAATACCACTATAATTTGAACTAATTGATGAATTGTTATTTTCAGAACCAGTTGCGAATATTACTGCAGGTACATCAGATTCACTACCATTAGAACCAACATAGATTGGATTGTAATAAGCAGCGTGTGCGAATGGTGCTGATGTGATAGGGAAAGAACCCTCATCAGAACATTCTACTCTAATGAATTTAGAATAGTTTTGGTAATCACCATTTTCTGTTTGTTTTCCATTTGCATCAATAGTAACATTTCTATCACCAATTCTTTTCTTAATATAGTTTGGTGAAGCTGGGTCTAAATTCAAGTTATTAAATGTTTCAAGAATTACTGGTCTCTTGTTTGTATCAGAGTATCCTCTAACTGCAATTGAGAATGTTGAATAATCAGTTGCGTTTGATGAACCAGCAGCTTTTACATTAAAGATAGCAATTTTATATTCTTTATTGTAGTTTGTACCATCACCTAAAGTATGGAACTTAATAAGGTTATGTCTTTCACCCGAAATCAATTGTGATTGAATCCAAGGAGTTGAAGCGTTTTGAATATCGTTTGTGAAAGCTTGATTTCCTAATTCAATTGCAACTACTTGAGAACCACTATCTGATAAGTATGTTGTGTGGTCTACTGCTGCTTTTTGGAAATACTTGTACGCATATGCATCTTTAGAACCTCTTGGGTTACTTCCAAATACATCTGAGATATCGTTTCCAGCACTTGGTAATACTGATGATGATACTTCTGTTCCTAAAGCGGAACCACTAATTGAGAATGCAGATGCTGAAGGTTGTGAATCAATCAAGTTTCCGAAAGTTTCACTATCACCGATAGCTCCTACTGATTCGTCTCCATTGTGTGTTGCGTGTAACACACCGATTAATCTCTGTCCTCCTTGATTCGTAGAACCACTTACAGCGATTCCAAATGAACGATTGTGGGTATAACCCCCAATGTTACCTACACGAACAATAGTTACAGTTCCTGCTTCTCTTAAATAATTTTGTACGGTATATCCTGTATAGTAAGTTCCATCAGGTGTACCGAATATTTCTTCAAATTCTGATTGTGTATTGACAACGGTTGGTACGAATGCAGGGCCTTTATGAAAAGGGCCAATAATAGCTGCTCCGATTTCTCCAATCCCTTGTGCTAAGAAAGAAAGGTCATTTTCTCTCGTAAATACACCAGGTGATACAATTTTTTCTGCCATTTTTATTACTCCTTGTTAATTATCTTGTGTAAATGTACACATATAAATATAAAATACTTTTTCTAAAGTATTATTTTTGTTCTTCAGTAACAGTTTCTTCTGTTTTTTCTACTGGTGTGAAAACATTGGTTGTTGGGTCGTAGTTACCATCACCATACTTTTCATTTAAACTTTCGAAAAGTGTTTTTTCTTCATTTTGAAGATTTCCATGTTTTTCGATTAGTTCATTTTCAACCTTTTCTACTTCTTGGATTCTTCTATTCTTTTCAATAGCTAATTGCCCCAATTGTGTAAAAACATTCGAAACATCTTGTCTAAGTTGGTTAATTTTTCCAACTTCTTCTTTTGTAAACTTAATTTCTTTTGCCATTTTGATATATTTTATTTAAACTTTTAGTTTGTATATATAAATATATAGTTTTTTTCAAAACATTAAAAATTTCTTTTATCTACTAATAGTTAATGATGTACTATAAGAACCATTTAATCCATGGTCAATCGCTCTTACTCTAGCATAAAATGTCCCACTTCCTAAAAGGGTTACTACATTTAAAGTAGTTCCATTATATTCATCTTCATCTATAATAGGTGAAGAAAAATCTGAATTGTTATCTACTTGTAATCTATATGCACTTGCACCACTAACTGCATCCCATGTAATATTATGGTTTTCAGTATCAACTTCTGTATAAGCTAAGTTAGCTGGTATACCTGGTGCTGATAAATCAGTATGTGAATTACCACCTTTGTTGTGAGTTACATATCCATTAATTAAGTAAGTATCTTGAGTTTCAACATCAATAGTTACAATTTCTACTGTCTCATCAATTGTTTCAATTGAAGTAATATCTCTTTCAACTAACTCACCATCTATTTTTCGAACTAATTTGTCATTTGTAGTTATATGACCAATTTTTTTAAATCTAAACATTCCATCAAATGCATCTTTTATTAACATTGGATGGTCTTGTGTTGCTTTTATTTCCCCATCATTTATGTTATAATATGAATCTGCGAATGAGAATACAACATTTACCACTTCAACTTCTTCTTCGGTTTCACCTTTTTCTGAAGATGACCATGAATAAAAATCTCCATCTGAATCTTCTCCTAAACCACTAAATGAATATCCTTGTAGTTTTAATCCTTCTACTATATCTCCTGCTTCAATAGTTGTACCATCTTGTAAAGTTACAGGTGTTTCTACTAATATACAAAGTGAATCAGAGTTACCATCATATGCATCTACTGAATAAACTGTTTTTGTGATACCAGTATTATATCGTGTAGCATGGTCATTAAATCCATCATTGAAAGTACCAGTAAGAGTATGAGAATAATTACTCATTAAAGAAGTTTGTGAACCAGCACCTTGTGGGTTCATCGTACCAACTGTTATAGTTGCTGTTGCTGTTGGTGAACCTCCTATTGAAAGGAAACCTGCAGTGGTTGCACTTGAATTGAATGAGGGTGATACTGCCCATGTAAAGTTTCCACTTCTACCAGATATTGTTGAGAACTTACTTCCAGCTCCTCCAAATGTTATTGAATAATTTTCACTTGTTGCTTCAACTGCATATGTAAATCCACTTAAAGTTGAATCAACTGAATCAATTCCAAAATCAGTAATTGAAACTTCTGTTCCTGCAGAACTATTTAATGCATCTAATGATACATTATCATTTTGTGTTGCTCCTAATGCTCCTGCAAGGTTGTTTAAACTAAGTGTATCTCCTGAACTTCTGGCCATGAATTTCTCCTATATATTATAAATAGTAAGTAAATCTTTTACCCACTTATCTTTATTACTGTAATTCTCAATCATATATTCCTTTAATAAATTGAACCATTTATTCTTTTCGGAATATGGGGATTCTTTTATACTACTATAAATATTAACAAAATCCTTTTTAGATGAAACTCTATATGGATATTCAAAATCTTTACACCAAGTTGAATGAATTATAGGTAGTTTACCCCTATCAACTGCTTCAAATATACCATAACCAAATGGTTCAGATGTAAATGCTGAATGGGAGATTCCCCAATCCATATTATAGAATGTATCCTTAAATTTAGAATCATAGTGATAAATCTTTGATTTAGAATAATCATATTTACCAAAACCTTTCCATACAGTTTTAAAATGGAATGAATTTGTAAAAATAAAAGATTTTAAGCCATCCAAATAATGTGGATTTTTTCTACCCTCACATCTTGCAGTAAATCCTAAATTATTTGATTTTGATAATGGTAGATTATGTTTAAATTTATAAAAATTTGGTATGTTTTTATTTTCTGTTAAAATATCATAAACACCAATCCATATATTATGTTTTGAATGTTTGTTAACTTTTTCCTCCCAAGATGAATCTATAAAAGGATGCCAACCGAAATAAGCATCAGTACCAACTTGTGATTTAATAATATGGTCAACTGAGTTGTGTAAAACATTTGAATGAATTTTATCCAAATTTTCATCAATTACTTTCATTGGTGTATAATGACCATGTAATATATTTATTCTTCTTGCATTTTTACAAAGATTTTCTGCAAATTCAATATCATCACCATGCCAGTAAGCTTCAATTGGAAATTTGTAATCATCATGTCCTTCTGGTTTGTTTCTATGTAAAAGAAGAATTGGTTTTACATCTAATTTAGGTGCAACTAACTCCATCCATAGATTTACCCATGTATCAGTACCAGCGTTTACCCAAGGGCCACCACCAGTTGTATAATAAACATCATACATATTTTATTTTTTTACGATTATAATTCCAGCGAATGTTGTTGAGAATACAACAGTAACTCTATTAACTGAATTTGTAGTAATTGAAACTGGTACTTCTTGTTGAGATGTAGCAGTATTCCAAGCTTGTACTATTGGATATTGTTCACTTAAGTTATGGTCTACTGCATATGAAGATGCTCCACTTACAGTTTCTTTATGTGTTGTTAAATTTGTAATTTGTGATGAACCACTAATAACTGTATCTGCATTTAATTTTGTTTTTACAAGTGAATCTGTATATCCAACTTTTGAGTTGTTAGTTGATATATTAGATTCCATCGTATCTAAATTAACAGCTTGTGATACAGAAATATGACCTAATTTAGTTATTTGTGCACCTGTTATAGTTGTAGGTGTATTTGCAATATCAGTTGAATAATCTACTTGTCCTAATGTGATTTCTTGACCCGATATAGATAAATAATCATATGAACCAGCAAGTGTTACATCAGTTGAATTATCAGTACCAGCGGCATCTACTCCTAAGTTTGTTCTTGCTCCTGCCGCAGTTGTTGCACCAGTACCACCTTTATTAACTGCTAAAGTACCAGTTGTAGAACCAATTGAAACTTGAGATGAACCACTAATTACTCCAAATCCTTCAGTTCTTAATACTGTATTATCAACTTCAATATCATTTGCATTTGCAGTAATACCATCTCCACCAATTACATTTACAGTTACAGTACCACTCGTACCACCACCAGTTAAACCAGTTCCCGCAGTTACTCCTTCAATATCTCCAGCATCATTCGTAAATGAGAATACACCAGTTGAAGAATTATATGATAAATCACCAGTTGCCGAAACCGCTGCTCTTACATTTGTATCAAAGTTAGTAATTGTATTTGCATTTACTTGAGATGAACCACTAATTACTCCATCACCATTAGGTCTTAATACAGAACCACTTACTACTCCATCACCAGTTGTTCTTAATACTGTTCCATCTACTGCTATATCATTAGCGTTTGCAGTAATACCATCTCCACCAACTACATTTAAAGTTCTCGTTGAAGCTATTGTACCACCACCAGTCAAACCTGTTCCAGCAGTAATTGATACAGTTGAGTGGTCTATATGTTCATTTGCAACAAAACCAGTTGTTGAATCATGTGAAATTTGAGATGAACCACTTACTACACCATCTGCAACATTGAATGTAATAGTTTCATCACCTGATTGGTTAAGTGTTATTGCTCCTCCACCATCTAATCCTGCACCTGCAGTAAGTGTTATAGTTGAGTTATTTACACCACCTAATGATTGTACTTGAGCCGAAGATGATACAACACCTTCTGCAGTTAATTTACTCTTAACACCATCTAAAAAGTGTGATGAACCAGTTGCTAATGTTAAACTTCTACTTACATCAATAGTACCACCGCCAGTCAAACCTTTACCACTTCCTAAAGTAATAGATGAGTGGTCAATATGTTCACTTGCTACATAACCTGTTGTGTTATGAATATCAACTTGAGATGAACCACTAATTACAGTTTCGGTATTTAATTTAGTTTTTACTCTTGCATCTGTATAATAAAGATTTGTATTTTCTGTTATATCTGCAGTACTTGTTGGTAAGTTAAAATAGGTTGAACCATCATTTGAGAACTGCCATCTATCTGTACTTTCTTTGAATTGGAATCTAACATTTGTAGAAGTACC